TTTGTGAACCAGCGTTTCGTGCTTATACTCATCAAGCCCAGCTGCGTAGCCACGCAACCATGCGGCCATAGTAAAGTATTGAAGTTTGTTTGGGTCGATCATTTGTTCTCCAGTTGTGGTTGAGGTAGCTTGTCAATGAATGCCTGACCCATGCGAATACTGTCTGCGTCCCAAATGTCCATGTCGCTGAGAAACGCATCTTCAGTTTGTCCGTGGCAGTAAACACGAAACCCTCTTTGATAATGGTTAATGTCATACATGGACTCCATGCGCTCCACTGGCTTGTTGCATACGGCGCACATCGGCACATCGTGCAATGCCAATTCAAACTTTTTCTGTGCGGAGAGTTTCATGTTTCTCTCGCTTTCAGCATTGCATCTGCCATTTGATAAGCGGCGAGGGCCACCTGCTCTTTAACATCGGCGTTCATGTATACGAACAAATCAATTAACTCCTTGTCAGCAAGGTAGGCTTGCATCGACTTGGCAGCAAAGTAATCGCGCAGGGTCATGCCCCATGCGTGAATTTGTTCTTTCCCATCAAGAGATTTGAATGTGCTTGGAAAAGCTTGTTCAGGGCGTTTATTAAATGGGAACGCTGGCCCACCTGTTTCTTTGTTGCTCATCGCTTCATACTCCTAACAAGCCGTGCAATATCGTGCCCCGTGTCGCCCCGCTTTATCATCACCTTTTCCACAACCTTTGCCACCTCTTCAATGGTGTCGTTGCGGTGCAGATGCACAAACTCGGCGGGGTGTGAGTGCACATCCATGTGTGCAACCTGCCGCTTGCGCCAGCCGCTGGTGTTTTGCCCGCTGGTGTGTTCCCAGCTACCTTGCTTTAAAGATAGCTGTTCAAATGCTTCGTCTTCCGGGTCTTTCATGCTCTCTCCTCCAATGCAATAGCGTGTGGGAAAAATGGGTTGGCAATGACGGCCTCCAGCTTCTTTGCGTTGTGCAGTTTCTGCAAGCGTGTTTCCAAAAACTCAGCCTTGCAAAAATCACCCTTCATCAAGTCCTCAACCCACATGGACACCGACAAGTCAACGCACCACTTGCCATAGGCAAAGCCGTTCCTGCTTTTGTCCACGCTACCAATGCCACGGGATTCCCAATCGTGCAACTCCCGCAGTGCATTCTCGGTGAACGCAAGGCCAGCCACCGCTTGGCCCCTGGCAACTCGCCTGTACTGCGCCGCTCTCAGCGCATACTTTTTCGATATGCCCTTCAGTTTAAACAGCTTCATGCCTCCTCCTTTGTGATCTTTGGTTTCCTGCGTAGGACATACAGCCAGTATTTAAATGACTTGTGCCCCGCTCTCCACGCACCAATGTTGAGTCGAATGGCATACAGAAACACGCCCCACCTGTACGCCCACGCAAGTTCTTTCTGCATTGCGTCCCAATCAGAGTAGTTGCCATTGCTGTATGTGATGCGGTATCTCATCTGTCCCTCCGATCTTCTTCATCCATCCAGAACCACAAGCGCATCAGTGCTACCAGCACAAGGCCAGCAACCACCACACCTATGAATCCCAAAAGGATTGTTGTTGCAATGGTTTCCATGCCTACTCCTTGTCAAAGATCTTCTTCAACTCAATGTAGAGTTCCTTTGCTTCACGGATTGAGATGGTGTCAATCAGTGAAGGCTTTGTGTAAACAGTAGGCTCGGGCATTGGGAGCAATGCTGGCGGCTTCCACTTGGGAATAGGTTTGGCGCGGGTCTTCGTAACAGGCTTTTTGTTACGGTTTTTAAAATGCCTGCGATCAGGTTTGTACTCAAGCTTGGTTGTGTTTAAACGACCATCTTCATCGCGGTTAACAAATCCACGGTGAATAAGCTTTGTGATCACAGAGGACACAGATGTCTCTGGGTATCCCTTGACATTAAGGATCTTGTTTACCTCCTTAGAGGTGCAACCAGGATGATCCCTGATGTAGTTGAATGTCGTTACCACCACCCCGGTTGAGTAGGGCTTGCCTTTGTTAGCTTGAAAATCATTCTTGGTAGTTTCAATGAGTTCCTTGGCGGCTTTGGCTGGCTGGGTTAAGGCGACTGTGAGTGCTGTTTTCAAATCTGGCATGTTGTTCTCCTACAGAAAATTGCCGTTACGCAGAGTGATGTCTGCAAGTTCTTTGATCTCTTTGATCTTGTCGTTTGGTTTAATTCCATGCTCTCCAATAATTGTTCGGATTCTGAACAGGGCATCAATGGCTGGTGTACCGTTTAAAGCATCTTGAAGTTTCCTTTCATCTTCGGGGTAGTTAAATTCCAATATGGCTTTCATGCAGATCCTCGGCAACTTGCCAATAGGATCAGGGTGGTGACAAGCACAGCGCTCACTGATGCCCAGAGCCACAAGGGATCCTCTCTAAGGCCCAGCAGAGCCGCTTGCATGCGCTCCTCATCCGCAGTCATCTGCTGAGGAGGTGGCTCATACATGCACCCGATCTTGATCCCCGTTCTCGTTGTGTATGGTGTCTTCATTTAGCTTTCTCCTTAAAGCGTCACTGTCAAAGGATCTTGTTACCCAAAAGCCATCTGTATTTTTTGACATCTTCTTGGCCTCCATCTCTTGCGGGGTCATACAGCGCCTGTTTACACCAAACTGTCCGGTGCGGTGCATATCAAAAGCAGATGTGCTGTTGAAATACTCACTACAACCCCCGCATTGGTTGCGGCTATGCCCCAGCTTCATGTGCTTCTTTCATCTTCAGCTTGATCACCTCATCAGAGATGACCTCGCCAAATGTTCGACCAGAGGGGAATCTCATCTGCGCGGCTTGGATGGCCTTGATCTCAGTGATCGCAGAATCAATCCCAGAATTAAAGCCAGATACATAAGGATCCCCGCCTGACAGCTTGGAACTGATAGCCTCTCTGACAATCTGCGCCATTGGTATGGCGTTCTTCTTTGAAAACTTCTTAAGAGCCACGATCTCCTTTGGCTCTATGTAAGTCATAAAAGGCTGATATTTAGAATACATCTTCGCTTCTCCATTGTTCGTATCCCAGGACAACTTGATCAAACAAAGCCTGGGCAGTTTGATTGCCGTTTAAAGCAGAGCGGGAGTCAATCCCGCAAGCCTCACACAGAGCATCTGCCGCACTTGTTTCTGATTTGTCTAGGATTAACCCAGAGTCCAAGAGGTACTGTTGAAACATCGTGTCCCGGCAAAGCATCCCCGCCTTGGCAACACGGTTGGCATATGGAGTGGCTGACTCATCATCTTGGATGCGAACCAGCGCACAGCCATACCTTGCCCCAACAAAATCCCGCAGTAACTCCTCTGGGATCTCATCGGGGTGTAAGCCCAGGGTCAGGACATATCCTGTCCTGTCCTGCTTCAGGGCCACTTTACGGGCCTCAAATTGCAAAGGCATAGCTGACCCTCAAAAGTCGGGAATGTCATCGTTTACGGGAGCGGGGGGCTGTGCCTCGGCCACATAACGATTGACCGATAAAGACAGGTATGTCTTACCCTCTTTGCTGACCATCTTCCAGCCGCTTAGCTTAAAGATGGTGAGGCCGTTCTCCGTGCGGACATTGGTCATGTCTGCCATGTTGACGGCAATCTCACCCCAGTAATCTGCGGCTTTGGGGTGTGTCTTCACCTTGGTGGCGTTTAGTTTGCCCTTGTCTGGGCGGGGTGCAAACTTCTGGTCGTAACTCATTGTGATTCTCCTGTTTTAAATTGGGCCTTCAGTTCAGTGAAGGCATCGCGGACATCCTTGTACAACCCGGGGTGGGTCTTCTTCAGGTCATCCAGTTGGGCTTGATTCGCTTTCCAATAACTGTTTAAACCGGGAAGGTCTTTACAGATCTTGGTGAAGCGAATCATTCCATCCGCAAACAATTGCTTGTTCGCATCTGGTTGGGCAGGAGGGGCCATGTCCTCCTGTTGTAGCTTGATGGCTGGAGCCACAGCGGCTTTGTCTTCTTCGGGCAAATCATCTCCCGCAAAAATGTACAAGCCCAATCCGTGCAGTGCCACTGCCTTTGCCAAGCAACGCATGATTGCGGTGTTTACGGCGAATGCGTCAGGGTTGGGGATGGGCTTGTTGCGGTAATCCATCACAGGTAGCTGGCAGGTCATGGGCTTACCAAAGATGGTGACAGTCACCCAGACCATGGCAGTGCCATTGATGTCCATGTAACAGATCACATTGCCTGTGTTGCCAGACACAAATGTCTTGACCTCAAAGGTGGCCTTGTGGTCAACCTTGAGAACCTCTGCCCAGGCCCATGCCCAAGACAGATAACTCAAGTTGTTTTTCTTCTCAACGTGGTCGTTGACATTGATGCGGAGCAAATCACTCGGGGTCATGTTGCTCTCCTGCATATTGATTGCACCACTGGGCGACTCCGCAGTAATCTCCCGTGCATCGGATTGGTTCTCCTGGTCGTGTTTCGACATATCCTTTTTCCTTTATCGCCAACTCGTTGGCTTCTTCTATCGTTTTAAACACACGGATGGCCGTTTTGCGGCCCTCCCTCTTCACGGCATATGTGGTTTCCCGCATCCACCGCTCCTCATCGGTGCAGAACGCTAGTTCCCCACCTAGATCATGGGCCACCTTGGAGTCCCGGTGTGCCTCCAGACGGCCTCTAACATACTGCTCAATCTCTGCGTTGTCCATCATGGGGATCTGGATCATCACAGCCTCTGCCTCTGGGTAGAACTCCCCGACATCGCGCTTGTTGTAATCCTTGATCACCGCGCAGATGCTTAGGTCAGAAACAGGCTTGAGGTTGACAGTCTCCACCAGCCACTTGTAGATGTTCAGTTGGATGTTCCAATCGCTGTGGCCCTGCTTGCGGTGGTTGATAACGGCCCAGGCTTTAACAAACTTGTAGTCGGTAATAACAACCCCGTCACCATCAGATTGCAGGTCAATCGCCCCGCTGATGGTTACCCCATCAACCTCTTTAAACACACGCTCCTCGTTGGTGTGCCCGGGCAGTTCCTTGGCCTCCAGCTTGCCATGCATGAATGTGCCCAGCTTTGATGCGATAAGCTGGGTGACATCCTGAACCATCTCTTTATTGTGTTGTTCGCGCAACCGTCTGATTCGGGGTGGACTCATTAACTCGGTGACACTATACTCAGATGCCCCCTTGGAATAGAAGTCTTGGGTGAGTAAAGCCACTAACGGCGCGGGTAAATTCTGGTTGTTGGTGAATTTCATGTGTCCTCCTTGGATAAACGAATCATGCCACAAAATAATAGTGATAGTCAACAGGGTTTGCAATTACCCTCACTTTTACTCTACATTAAAGGTGAGCCAGCAAGCAAAGCCAACTCAAGAAAGATTGTTCGGTATGGGGGTGTGTCCCGACTGATCAAGTCAGAGAAGGCTTTGAGCTACTCAGAGATGTTTAAACGGCAGTGCCTGCCTTTAGCGATTCTCATGGAGGGTGACCTATGCGTGACCATGCACATCTATTACGCCAGCCGTAGGCCAGATCTGGATGACAGCCTGATCTTGGATCTTATGCAGGGGTTGGTTTACAAGAATGACCGACAGGTCAAGGAGAGGCATCTCTACTGGCATCTAGACAAGATGAACCCTCACACCGAGATCCTCATTGAAAAAATGCCCCGGGGTTAGCCGGGGCAAAGGAGAGGAGAACAACTGCAAGTCGCCTTGCCCAGCCAGTTTACACGATACCCAACAGCAGCATTATTGTTTCCCGTAGTACTGCTGTTTAAACGCATAAAGTAGATAGCAATATAGCGGAACGCTGGTACTAGCGTACCGAAATAACACAACTTGTTTTCTCTCGTAACCCATTGATCCTGTTAAAGAATATGGCATTTTTTGGGGAGATTCACTTCCCCTTATGGGTGGAGGGGTACGCCATGTCATAAATTAGCGTTTAAACACTGTCATTTTAAATCGGTGATTTAAACATACAAGCTCAGATGGTGATCTGGAGTACCTGTTTTTTTGGTTGGGTTTTTTTTGATTCCAGCGGTAACTTGGTGGTAGGTACGTCTCGGCGGGTGCAAGGGGGGATAAGTCAGTAGTTATCCCCCCTTGGAAGTTTGCAGAGTTTTTGGTATGCTTGAGATTCCAAGACGCATGGGGATTGACTCTAGGGACTACTGGGGTAGCGCAACAGTCCCCAGCCGTGTTGGTAATCCTGTGGAAGTCGCCATGAAGCGATGCCAGACGTGTTCTGCCCTAAAGTGTCCAGGCAAGTGCCAACAACTAACACGCATGGGGATTGAACACTGTACAACCCAACGATAAACTGTTTGGGTCGGGTCTACCGAATACAGTCCCCAGCCGTGTTGGATGGTTCATGTGGTTGCCGCACTCTTTTGAGTGTTTGCGCCTCCTCTGGTAATTCCTCCCCAAACAAAACCCACTACGCAACTCAGGTATTGCACAACCTGATTTTGCGTGATACAGTGCGAACATTGTTGGAAGTGAAGAGCCAATAAGAAAGCCGTTACACATGACTCTGGCCCCGTGAGGGGTTCTTCACCGGGGTCAGTCGTAACGGCTTTTTTGTTTTCTACGCCCATCAATCGGACTCCATCCGATAGTAAGAGGTCAACCTGCCTGCGTGGAAGAATAGGGTTACACGGTAAGGAATATCCCGGTGCAATCCCGTAAGAATCCGTGGGGCTGGTCGAATCTGTAAGCCTGGGGGTTAGGAAACTAACATACAGATGCCGTTAGGCGGTGAAACCATTCCCCTCTCTGCTTCATTTTTGAATGGGGTAGGGGGGGTCTTTGGGTGAAATTTATAAACAGCCCCCTTCAGGGGGCATCACATGGAGAGGAACATGGAAAAGGATGCAGAATATTTAAAACAACTCAGCGATCTCTGGGCAGATGAAGATCACAGTGAGCATGAATCCCCGGCTTGCAGTCCCTTAGAGTTTGATGTGTTGACCCCGCCAGTGTCGGTGGCTATAGACAAACTCCAAGCCCAGTGCGCTACTGTGGCGCTTTTCATGGAGGCTGGTGGTGAGTTGTATGAAAGGCACTTCAGCCTTCTGGGTAGGTCAGTGTTTGTTGTTACCCGCAATGATCAGGAAATAAAAGGCTACGGTGAGACACCGTGCGAGGCCATCTTCAATTGGGCCAAGGAAGTCAAGCGTTAATAAAATAACTGCCCCGCCGGGGCATAACAAGGAGAGAGAGAATGAGGATTTACATCGTAGGAATGAATGACGGGGTCAGGCTTATTCGGGCCACTAACAGGCAACAGGCCGTATCTCATGTAGCCAGACAGATCATTGTGGCTAAAGTGGCAACTCAGGATGAGTTGGTTAAGCACATCACTGCCGGGGTTGCTGTGGAGAACTACAAAGCACCCGATCAACAAGAACTTGACTTAGGAGAATGACATGGAATTCCCAAGAGCAAGGAACACTGATCCCTCTACAAGCCACATGGCGGCGGCATCTGTCAAGGTATCTGCGGCCATACACCATGAACTCATCGTTGACTGTTTAAAGCGTTACGGGCCGATGGGTAAGGACACCATAGCCGCCCGGGCCAACATCAATGGGAGCGCAGATGGAAACGCAGTTGCTAGGCGTTTGCCCGAACTTGAAAAACTTGGGCTGGTCATGCAAACTGGACGGCTTGTCCAATCTAAATCTGGCCGCAAAGAGAGAGAATGGGCCTATGTCATCCCCAACAGTTTGTTTTAGGAACAGCCATGCGAAACTATAAACAGGAATATCAAACGCAGAAAGCCAGAGGCGAACATGAGAACCGAATGGAGCGCCAAACGGCGCGGCGTAAGCTGGATGCGAAGGGTGTAAACAGGGCAGGTAAAGATGTAGCCCATGTCAAAGCCCTCTCAAAAGGTGGAAGCAACGCAGATGGGGTCAAGCTTCAGGCTCCATCGAAGAACCGATCATTTAAACGCAACCCTGACGGTTCAATGAAATGATTACCCCGGAGTATGTGGAGCAATTCCACTTCAATGACTCTACACGGATTGCTTGTCCGTATTGCTCACATGAGCGCAAGAAAACCAACTCAAAGGATATGTCCCTGACCCGTAAGAATGACGGGGCAGTGGTCTTTTATTGCCATCACTGCTCCACTCAGGGATCGGTGCAACCAAAGGAGAGAAAATTGTCAGCCGTCCCCAACCTGTCAGTGACACAGAACAAATTAGAAACGAGCCACTATGAGTGGCTCAAGACAAGAGGCATATCGCACAAGACCGCAGATGACCTTGGCCTGTTTGCATCACACAAATACTTTGGCAAACTCAATCGCAGTGCCGATGCAATCGGGTTCCCATACTTTCGCAATGGTTCACTGGTCGCGGTCAAGTACCGATCATTTCCAGAAAAAGATTTCACACAAGACAGCGGCGGGGCACATGATTTCTTTGGCATCGACAAGGTGGAAAAGGGCAAGCCCATCATCATTGTCGAAGGTGAGATTGATGCATTGACTCTTCACGAAATTGGTATCACCAACGCAGTCAGTGTCCCCTCTGGTGCGCCCATCAAGGTGGCAGATGGCAAGGTTCTGCCCAGCGAAGACAAACGCTTTGCCTATGTCTGGAATGCAAGGGATGTGCTGGAGTCCGCACCTTATGTGATCCTCGCCACAGATCAAGACACCCCGGGCCAAGCCTTGGCAGAGGAACTAGCAAGGCGTATTGGAAAAGAGAAATGCCGCCTCGCCAAGTTTGAGAAGAAAGATTTAAACGAGTACCTGATCGATGGGAATCCGGCTGATGACCCTTCACGGGTTATACAAGAGATCCTGGACAACGCAACCGCATACCCGATCTCGGGCCTGTCGTCTGCCGACACTTTCTCTGACCGTTTAAACGATCTCTACACGAAGGGCACGGGCCAGGGGTACAGCACCGGGTACAGTTCCATTGATCAGATCTACACCGTGGCCCCTGCCCAGATGACCGTGGTGACCGGGTATCCATCATCAGGCAAGTCCAACTTTGTTGACCAGATCATGGTCAACCTTGCTCGTACCGCTGATTGGAAGTTTGCGGTGTGTTCCTTTGAGAATCAACCGGAGATCCACATATCCCGGCTCATGGAAATCTACACGGGCAAGAGGTT